GGTTCATCGGCATCGAACGCGAGGCGGAATACGTTGAGATCGCCAAGGCGAGGATCGCGGCGGTTGATGCTGGGGCCGGGCCTCTGTTCGCTTGAAGTGCGCTATAGCGGCGAGAGACGCCCGCCACCCCCTCACTCGCGACCGCCGGCCGTGCCATTCTGCTAGGGAATCCCCCAACGGTTCCCGAGCAGGCCAATGCCGTCCTACCTTCGCGAAATTGCCGACGCTCTTGCGGCCAGCCTCAATACCGTGTCGTGGGAACTTTCGCCGATCACGATCGAGCGAAAGAACTGGGTCACGGTCGACATCGAGGGCATGGCTAACCCAGTGATTTACGTCACGCCGGGCAACGCCGACGTGCAGCGCATCGGCCGTCAACAGAGCCAGATTGACTACACGGCTCACGTCTTCATCGGTCGCCACGTCTCGACCGACCAGGAGGTCGACCAGATGATCGACCTGGCCGGCGAGGTGCTGCTCCAGATCCGGGCGCACCAGTGGGTCGACGCGGACGACTGGCCCGGTGGCGTCACGAGCCCCGAGAGCTCGAATATCGAAATCAACCCAGACGACGCTCTCAACGACCGCAACGTCTGGCGGGCTGTCATCACGGCCACCTACCGCGTGCTTGAGAGCGACAATCTCCCGGTGGAGTGACGCATGGCTGGACTCTCTGGAGTCGGGCAGGCACTCAGCGGCAAGGGCAACCTAGTCCCGCCCGCCTTTCGCTTCAAGGCGAAGATTAATTTCGCCCACGTCAAAAAGAAGGTGAAGAGCGGAAACCTCAAAGCCCTCGACCGGGCAGGCACCATCGTCCGCCAATCGTCGAAGAAGCAGTTTTCGCACCGCAACGTGAAGACCAAGCCGAAGTGGACGCTCGTCGGAAAAAAGGACGGCGAAAACGTGCTGGCGATGGATTTCCGCCCGCCGATCGCAGGCAAGATCACAAGCTGGAAGAACCCTCGCGGGCGAGGTGCGACGCGGACGGGCTTCCTGCGGACGCTCATTCGCTACGCGGTCGACAACCGCCGCGAGTCTGTGGTGATCGGCCCGACCGACGCCGCAACGTGGCTCAACAAATTGCAGGAGTTTGGCGGGTCCGCTAGGCGAGTGCTTCGGCTTGTCGGTCGCTATCCAACGAACCCAAAGCGGCCGAGTCGGATTCTCGAACAAAACCCGCCACCGGCCAGCCTGTTGGGCGCGTCCGGTCGCCGCCGGAAAAATCGTGGGTGGTACGCAGCGCAAGCGGCATACGTCGGCGTCTGGATCGACCCGGCCCACACGCGGCGTCGCAAGACTATGGACTTGGCTTCCAGCGACGGCAAGGTGCCGCCAGGGCGGTTCATGCGAAAGGGTTTGGCCGCCAAGTTGCCGAAGCTCGCCCAGCAGTGGCGCGGGCAAATCTCTGGACCGTGACCGAGGGCTCACACCCCCTACGGTCGCCGCCCTGCCGCTCCTAGTTTGAGCGTATCGCCGCACGCAGGCGACATCGCACACACAGGAGGGCAGAAATGTCCGGCTCTTTTACCATCGTCCTCGGCAAAGACGTGACGCTTACCGGCGTCACCGGGGCGCGCAGTTGCACCGTCTCGTCGTCTGCCAGCGAAATCGACACCACCACGCTCGGCGGGCTGACGCATCGTCGGTTTTCCAAGGGTCTGGCCGAGCAGACCATTGAGATCGAGTGCATCGACGCCCCCGGCTGCGAAGCCGGAGCCACGATCACCATCGGCGGCACCGAGACAGGCAACGCCTCGTACATCGTTACGAGCGTCGCCCAAGCCGAGCCAATCGACGGCATCGTCACCTACACCGTTTCCGGCACCCGCGCCCCAGCCACCTGATCACTAGGAGCCAATACACATGGCAGTCACCCTCGGCCGCAGCGGATCGCTTTCCGCGCCTTACGGCGGCAACATCATCAGCGTTACCAAGACCGTCGAGTCGGAGGCGGTCGACATCTCCAACCGCTCCAATACTTCGGGCGGCTACCGGGTCTCGCGGGCTGGCTTCAAGGCCGTGACTTGGGAGATCGAGTGCCACGATCCCGGCGTTGCGATGACGGACCTGCTGGACGCCAACGCCGACAACGGGGCAACCGTGACCAGCGTGACAGAGAACATCAGCGTCGACGGTGCCGTGACGTTTACGATCACGGTCAGGGGCGGAACCTGACCCGTGGCGATCACGCTGGGGAAGGACTGCTCGATCTCGTTGGGCGGCAACATCGCCAGCGCGCGGAGCGTCACCCTTACGGAGACGGCCCGCACGATCGACGTTGAGGCGTTCGGGTCGCGTCTGGTCGAGGTTTACAACACCGGCTACGACGCGACCGTCACGGTTGAACTGAACGACGCCAGCGACATCAACTTCGATCTGCTTGAAAACGGATCGTCGATCACCGTGTCGGGCGGCTCTGGCAATTGGTCGTTCCCGGCGGTCGTGACAGGCATCTCGGAAACCTTTTCCGTTGACGGGGTCGCTACGTTCTCTGTTGAGTGCAAGATGGCCCGCACAGGACTGAGGTAGCCAATGCGTGAGTTCAAAGATGACGAAGGCAGACCGTGGAGGCTGGCGTTGACCGTGGCGTCGGCGCTCCGCGTCAAGGACATGGTGTCGGTCGACGTGACCGACGAGGACGGCACCAGGCGGACGGTGCCGTTTGACTTGGTCGACGCCGCCTCGATCTCGCAGACGTTCCAAGTGCTGCGGACGCAATACGCCAAGATCGGCGAAGTGCTCTACGCGATCCTCGTGAAGCAGGTCGCGGAGAAGGGACTCGACAAGGAGGCATTCCTCGAAGGGCTGCGAGGCGATGCTCTCGACGCGGGCGTCAAAGCGTTGGAGGCCGAGCTTGTCGATTTTTTCCCGCCGCGCCTCCGCAAGATGATCGGGCTTCTCGCCGCCAAGATGGACGAAGTGGCAGGCGAGATGCTGACGAAAGCGGAGGCGGGCCTGGAAGCCGCGAGCGCGGAGACGCTGATCGCACAGTCTGGGACACCATCTGGGAAGCCGCAGGAATCATCGGCGTCCACCCCGGCAAGTGGACTTTGCGACAACTCATCGCCGCTCGTGACAGCCGCCTAGAGCATCAGTGGTGGCATACCGCCAACCTCATCGCCCAACAAGCCAACATTCACAGAGACAAGCACAGCCCCAAGGCAGACCCCCGAAAGTTCAACCCGTTCGCTAAGAAGACGAAGCCCAAGGCGCGAGAGGCAACTCCCGAGGATCTTGAGCGGCTCTTCGGAAAAGACTGGCAGAAATACGCATGAGCGCAGGATCAGTCAGAGCGGGCAGCGCGTTCGTCGAGATCGGGGCAGACCCGCGCAAGTTCTTCGCTGCGTTGAATCGCATCAACAAGGCGATGGCCAACATGGGCCGCTCGCTCGCCGGGGCGGGGGCGAAGATCGGCGGCATCGGCGTGGCGACGCTCGCGCCGTTTGCGGCTGCTGTGCGGCAGGGGACGGCGTATCAGTCGACGCTGTTGAATATCCAAGCGTCGACCGGGGCGACTGCCCAGGAGCTCGACCGGCTCAAGTCGGCATCCATGCAGATGTCGCAGGCGATGGGCGTCGGGCCGACGCAGATCACCAACTCATTCCTCGAACTGCTCAAGGCTGGCATGAGCGTCGAGCAGGTGCTTGGCGGGGCAGGGCAGGCGGCGATTGAGTTTGCGACGGTCGGCCAGATGGACGTGGCGGCAGCCGGCGTGGTGATGGCGGATGCCATGAATGTCTTCGGCGTTAGCGCTGGCGTTGCGGCCAATGCGATTTCCTCCGCTGCCGACGCCTCTAGCACGTCCATTGAGGGAATGTCGCAGGCGTTCTCGCAGGTGTCGGCGGTCGCCGCTCTGGCGAATCAGTCGATTGGCGACACGTCGGCAGCACTGGCGATCCTTGCCAACGCTGGCGTGAAGGGCTCCGACGCCGGCACTTCGCTCAAGACGATGCTCCTGCGGCTTATGGCCCCGGCAGACGAGGCGGTCGGGGCGCTGGCCTCTATCGGCCTGTCGGTTGCTAGCTTCCGCAACGCCGACGGCTCCATGAAGCCGCTCGTCGACATCATCGGCACGCTGAACGGCGCGCTCGGCGGGCTCGACCAGGCTGCGAAGGACGACATCTTCCGGCAGATCTTCGGACAGGATGCCATTCGTGCGGCTGCGATCCTGACGAGCACGGGCGTTGATGGCTTCAACGACATGACCGCCGCGATGGGCGGGGCGATGTCGGTAGGCGACAAGTTCAAGACGATGATGAGCGGGCTGGCTGGGGCTGGCGGCACCATCGTGGCTGCCCTGGAGCGTTTCGCCATCGCTATCTCGGACGCCGTTGGTCCCGCCTTGATGTCTCTCGCAACGCCAATCGCCGGACTCATCAACGGCCTGACCGATTTCGCCACCAAGAACAAAGAGACGGTCGCGACAATCGCTAAGTTCGGCGTGGCGGCGGTTGCAATCGGCGGCGCGCTCACGGGGCTGGGCCTGTCGCTCCAGGCGGCGAGCTTTGGATTCGGCGGAATCCTCAAGGCGGTTGGCAGCCTCGGCGCTGTCGTTGGCTTGGTGTTAAGTCCTATGGGCTTGCTTGTGGGTGGTGTTGCCGCCATCGTCATGCTCGGGCCGCAACTTAAAGGGGCGTTCTCTGGTGCGCTTGACGGCGTTGCCGAGATGGCTGGCGCGGCCGGTGATTCGTTTCGCGCCGTTGCTGCCGATGGGATGGTTTTCTTCTCCGACTTGGCGACCACGGCGACCACGACTTTCGACGGCATCTATGCGGCGCTTTCCGCTGGCGACCTCGCTGGCGCGATGGACGTTCTCTGGGCTGGCTTGATGGCTGGCTGGCTGCGGGGCGTCGAGGGGCTGATGGGTTACGTCGACCCGTGGGTTTCGATGTTCCAAAACACGTTCACAATCCTCGGAGCCGAAATCTACAAGGCTTGGGACACGACCTGGGTGACTGTTGGCAACGCCTTCCGCACGTTCGGTGCGTACCTGCAAGGCGTTTTCGACAACATCGTCAACGGGGTGCTCTCGCAGTGGGACAACCTGGAAGCGGGCATCCTCAAGTCGTGGAATTACATTCAATCGTTTTTCAAAAAGGGCTTCGATCTCAAGAAGGAAAACGAAAAGGTCGACAGCGAGATGTCGGCTCGTCGGCGGCAGCGTGAACTGGATCGGCCGGGAATTGCCGGTCGCACGGCAGAGGCAGAGCGGCAAAACGAGCAGGACAGGAAAGACCTGGCCGACCGCCAAAAGGCTGTCGACGAAAACACCCAGGCCACCATCGACGCCCGAGACGCTGCAAATCAACAGCGTGCCGACGAGCGACGCGCCGCAACGCAGGGGGCCGAGGCTAATCTTGCCGACGCCACCAGCGGCGTGACGGAGCGGAGCCGCGACGCAGCCACCGCCGCTGAACTTATGA